ACGGATCACGGCGGCGTCGAATGGCTCGGCCGGATCGGGCACTGTAACCAGCGTCGCGCTAACCGTCCCGACTGAGTTGTCGGTCTCAGGTTCTCCGGTCACGACTGCGGGTACACTCGCGGTGACATGGGCGACAGAGACAGCTAATCTCATCTTCGCGGGGCCGCCCTCGGGTGGTGCAGTAGCGCCTACCTTTCGCTCAATGGTCGCGGCTGATCTGCCAGCTACAGCTGTCACACCTGCTTCCTACACTAACACCAACCTAACGGTCGATCAACAGGGACGTATTACAGCGGCGTCGAGCGGCTCTGCTCCGACACTTGTCGCTCCGCAAGGTCGTCTCACCTTGACCACTGGTACACCAGTTATGCGTGCAGACGTGACGGCCGCCACGACAATTTATTACGACACCTTCGTCGGCAACAAAGTGTCAGTTGGCGGTACGTTACTCACGATTGGTTCCGACGAAATCTCGATGGGGCTAGATGCTGGTGTGCCACACGCTGCCGCCAACACTGTCTACGACATCTTCGGGATCAACAACAGTGGCACTCTCGTCATCGCGATTGGCCCGGCGTGGATCAATACAGCCACAGTGACGACATCTGTTGCTACGCCTTGCGTAGTGACATGGAACGCGCACGGTCTATCCGAAGGCTCGCCGGTCGTATTCACGGGCGCGGGGTTGCCGTCTGGCATTGTCGCGGGTACGACGTATTTTGTCAGCCGTTCACCAGCCGCGAACACGTTTAACATCTCGACGACTGTAGCCAACGCGGCGGCAGGTACGCTCGTCAACACGACTGGAACCTCGACCGGCACGCAGACCGGAACGAACGGCACGTCTATCCGTGGCACGGGCGCTGGCACGACAGAGTTGCAACTGTCCAACGGCGTGTGGACGAATAAGAACAGCCTTACGCATGCATGGGGTGGGGTGAGCGGGACAACGGACTATGGTGCGGTGTCGGCCAGCGCTGGCACCTATCTCGGTTCGGTCTATATCACCGCGAATGGTCAGACTGCGATGCAGTTCAAGCCAGTAGGTGCGGGCGGCGGGTCGAATAACATCCTTGGACTCTACAACGCTTATAACAGCGTCGCAGTACGCTCTCAGGAACTTGACAGCACAGCAAATTGGACGTATAACTCAACGACGTGGCGAGCCGCGAACGGCAACGTGAATAATAGAATTACGTGGCTAGATGGTCTCGGTACTCGTAACGTAGACGGAACTTATCAAACTACGTTCGGGGCTAATACAGCCACGTCAACATTAGGAAATATAGGAGTACTATTCGATAACACAAATAGTACGCCGTTAGGTGCGAATGGCGTAGGAGCTTGTGCCGCAGTGAACATTTTTATGAACCCACGAGGAAACGATAATTTCACAGCGTTAGGCTTGCACTATGTTCAAGCGGCCGAAAACTCGGGCCTAGCAACATCAAAGTATTTTGGTGCAGGAAATTATAGCCTCCTTTTAAGCTATATGAACTGATTGAGAGGCAATCTAGTGCAATCGCTCTCGGTTGAGAAAGCAGCAGCGGCACTAAGACCGGCGCAAGAGGCGCCAGCGCGAGCGCGTCTGCCGTTGTTCAATGGTGGGATGCGAAATGACAAAGCGCCCGAAGACCTTGCGCCGAACGAGTGCGTAGACATCGAGGGACTCCACATCGTCGCGGGGCGACTTGTCGTCGATACGGGATATGTGCCGTACAACGGCGATTACATCGGTGTCTCGCAGGGTGTGTTCCAGGTGTTCTTCAACGACGGCTCGGTGGTCCTGCTCCTCTTCACGACGGAAGCGATCTACACGTGGAGCACAGCTACGCTTCAGTGGCAACCAGTGTCGCAGGACGCGATTAGAGCGACGACGGTTGGACCGTACAGTGCTGGTGTTAATGTCTTCTCGCTCGACAGCGTCGCGAATATCACAACTGGTACGCTCGTTGGACTCACGCTCGACGATGGTTCTGAACTCATCACGACGGTCACGAACGTCAGTGTGCTTGACATCACAACGACAGACGTGGTGCCAGTCGGTCGAACGGTCGCGAGCGGTGCGGACGTGTTCGTGTCGCCGACTATGCACGGTGACGTGCAGAAGAGCCAGCTTAGCGTCGTCGTCTTCCCCGGCAACGATTGGGTGATCTTCTCGAACGGCGTGGATGAGGTCTCGTACTACTTCCAAGGCGTCGTGAAGAAGTTGCCTGACTTGCCGAGTTCGACGACGTGCGGGGCGATTGCGGTGTTCCATGAGATGGTACTGCTCGCGAATACGACGGAGGGCGGGACGCACCTACCTCATCGCGTGCGACAGAGTGATCTCGGCGATCCATCGAACTGGACGACAGGCATCGCGGCGATCTACGATCTCCTCGACACAGACGACATCATACTCCGGCTTGAGTCGCTTGGGCCGTGGATGATCGCGTATCGAGAGCAGAGTATCATGCGCGCGTCGTATCTCGGCGTGTTGAATGAGATACTGTTCTGGGAGTATATGACGCAGCTCGAAGGAGCGCAAAGCCAGGGCGCAGTTGTCAATGTCGGCGGTGAGCATGTGTGCGTTGGACACGCGGGTATTTACGCGTACCAGGGTGGCTACACGCTCGACAACATCGGCGACGGCGTGTTCAATAACTTCCTCGCGCCGACTGGTGACTTTAACACGCCCGCTCGTGTGACGCTGTTCACGATCTTCCTTGCTGATCTAGACGAGGTTTGGGTATTCTATCCGGCCGGTCAGTCGGCGACGCCGAACAAGATGCTTCGCGTCCAGCTTGAGAACAACGCGTGGCAAGTGCGTGTGTTTGCGCAGTCGTTCGTCGCCGCGAACCCCGTGCTCCCGTTCGCGCTGACGACGTGGGCGACTGCGAAAGGGCAGTGGAACTCGACGCAGTGGGCGCGGCCGTGGGACTCGCGCTCACTGATCCAAAACATCCCGTCAGTCGCGTTGAGTCCGGCGACGGCGGACGGCCCCCTCGCGCTGTACGAGTACCGGGCGCAGACCGACGACGGTGCGGTAATCCCGTGGACGCTGACGACAAAACAACTCGGCGACGGGTATCAGTTCTCGCGGTGGGAGTTGGCGAGTGTGGTCGCAGCGGGCGCAGGAGTGCTCGTCGAGCGGTCGGAGGACGAAGGCGCGACGTGGGTGACGGTCGGTACGTTCGACTTCGGCACGGCACCGGCGATTGCGGCTCCGAACGTGTACATCGACCACGTCTCGACACGACTACAACTGAGACTTAGCGGCACTGACCCGACGTTCACACTGCGCTACGTCGATGTCGTATCTCTCGCAGAGACGGAGTGGTGAGATGAGTGATGGGACGGACGGGTTTGCGGTGACGGATCGGTTCGACCCGCTCGCCATGCAAGCGTTCATGCGGCAGCCGGAACTCTACTGGCCGGTGCGAGATGCGTTGTCGCCGCAGCCAGAGCAGGTGGACTTCGTCGCGCACATGCTCGAACCGACCGTGTGGACGCTGGCAGGGACACTGCGCGGCCATATCGTCGGGTATGTGCAGTTTATTGCACGGACGACGGTGATGGTCGAGCTTACGGCCGGGTTCCATCCGCAGTTCCGCGGGCGGATCGCGAAGGCGATTGTGCAGTACGCGATCGGGCTCACGTTCCGTGACCGGGGCGTGCTGAAGATCATTGCGCTTGTGCCGACTGATAACCGGGCCGCGCGATATGGAACGGCACTCCTTGGGTTCCACGAAGAGGCGAGACTACGACGGGCGATTGTACGTGCGCCCGACGCCACGGGCGGCGTCCTCCAGGACATAATCATCTACAGCCTCGACCGAGGCGTGGCACACACTAACGGGAGAGCGTGATGACTTCGACACTGTTCGGCTCCGCGCCGAAAGCGACGTTCTCGACTCAACCGACGATCTCGCCGGCCCAACAGCCGATCCTCGATACGCTGTCGTCGATCCTGTCCAACGCGTTCCCGTACCAGCAGGGAGGGTTTGGGCTCGGCTCGACTTCACTTGCGGCGCTCGAAAATCAAGCGATGAACGTAGGCGCATCGCCGACAGGAGCGCAGGGTGGGATCAACGCGGCTTCGACGGACGCACTGATGCGGGCGCTTGGGTTTACGGCGCCGAACGTGACCGCAGGGACAGTGACTCCGACGAGCGTGACCGGCACGAACGTCAACGCGCCGCTGATCGACTCGACCGCTGCGTTCACGAAAGGGGTCGTTGAGCCGCTCACAGACGACTTTCTCAAGCGGACGTTGCCGAGTATCGCGGGGCAGTTTGGAGGGAGTGCGGGAGGCGCGTATGGGAGTGGGTCGAAGAACGCACGTGAGAACGCGGCGACAGACTTGGAGCGGACGCTCGCCGAGAAAGGTTCGGAGTTCGCGTACTCGGCGGCGGCTGCTAACCAGAACGCGACGCTGCAAGCTCTGCTCTCGAACCAACGGACAGACTTGGTGGCAGAGAGCGCTAACCAGGCGACCGATCTGTCGGCGGCGACTGCGAACCAGGGCGCAGGGTTGACGGCGGGCGTGTCGAACCAAAGTGCGAGTATCAACGCGATCAAAGACATCCTCACGGCGATTGGGCTTGCGCCGACAACGGCGACTCTGCCACAGACAGAACTCGGCGCGAATATCGGGCTGAGTACGGCGACGTTCTCCCCGTACCAGCAGATGATCGCTGACCTGCTCGCGGGAGGGACAGGACAGACACAGGGCACGAGTGCGGTCGGGACGGCAGGATCGTCAGGGCTGCTCGGGGGTCTACTTGGCGGGTTCGGGAACTTCGCCGGATCGACAGGGGGAAGCTCCCTCATCGCGTCACTGTTCTCTGATCGCCGACTCAAGGAAGACATCGAGGAAGTTGGATCGGTGGCAGGATTTCCGCTGTATCGGTTCCGGTACAAGGGGCAGCCAGAGCGACGGCTCGGTCTCATGGCGGACGATGTCGAGAAGAGACTGCCGAGAGCAGTTGGCGAAGTCAGCGGGTTCAAGACGGTGAACTATGCCGCCGTGCTCGAAGACGTGTTGAAGGAGGCCGCGTGATGCCGACAGTGAACTTACCGTTCGATGACAGGTGGGGGCAAGTTGGGAAAGGACTCGGCGCTGTTATCGGCGGCGTGTTGCAGGGGTATCAGCAGAACCAAGTGCAGCAAGGCGTCGCGCAAGTGATGAGTGATACGAGTATCTCGGAGGACAAGAAGCCCGGCGAGATATTCAAGAAGTTCGGGAACAGCGGGATCGAGACGCTGGCGAAGCTGAACGCGCTGAAAGAGCAGCAAGCGACGATCACGCAGAAGTTGGCGGGGGCGGGACTGACACAAATCCAGACCGAGATTGCACGCGTGAAGGCTGGAATAGAGCCGCAGATGTCAGCGGCGGAGCTTGCAATTAAACAAGCGCAACCAGGACATATCGCAGCCGAGACAGCAAACTTGAACGCGAATACGGCGAATACGGCGGCGTTGACAGGGCCGCGTGTTGAAGCTGAACAAGCACTGTCGCCACTTCGTATGCAAGAGGCTCGTAAGACTGGCGTGGGCGCGGACATCGAAGAGGAGCGTCTGCGACGTATGCGCGCAGGACCAGGGACAGGTGACGGTCTCGACGCGCAACTCGCCCCGTTCAAACTCACGCCGGAAGAGACAGCGGCGGCGAAGATGACGTACCAAGGGGCCGAGACGAAAGTGCCGGGCAGCGGCGACGCGGCGATGAGCGCGTATGTGAGGAACCTCGTCACGTCGAAGGAGAAACGCGAAGCGCCGAAGCCGACGCCAGAGGCGGAGCAGAAGTTCTCGTCGGACTCTGTTCAACACGCGGAGAGTGCGCTACGGTTCATCGACAACTTCAAGAAGGGCGGCGCGCAAGACATCGGGTTCTTCTCAGGCGCGAACGCGAAAGCGTTTATGGAGCGGTGGGGGATACCGTCAGGCGACCCAGCTATCGTCGATATGTGGAACGCGGCACAGCAACAAGTAGCGAGCGCAGCTACGCAGGGCGGTGGGTTCTTCGCGCAGGGCCGAGTGAAATTGGCTCATGACGTGACGGCGGGGATCACAGAGACGCCACTGCACGCACTCCTCGCTACAGATCAAGTCGCGGACCGAATGATCTCGGCATTGCAAGGCCGGCTGAGTGGATTTGCGGGGACGAGTACGGTGACGAAGCCGATTGAAGCGGCGCTCGCGAAGTGGCAAGCAGTCAAAGCGACGACAGGGACGTTCAAGAGCGATACGACGGCGGACGGGCAACGGACGATTGCGTACTTCGAGGGCAAACAGATCGACCCGAAGACGTTTAAAGTGTTGCTCGACCCGGAGAAAGTGTACGATCTCGGCGGTGGACACAAGGCGACTGGCGCAGCTATCGCACAGAAAGCGAGCGAGGCAGGGAAAGACCCTGCGACGGCGCTTGAAGAATATCGCAACCAGTTCAAATATACGGGGCCGCGATGAGTGATCTGCCTGATCTAGCTCCGGCGACAGCGGCGCAACGCGTAGCGATCCCGGACGGGGCGATACCGCCCGCTGCACCACGAGACGTGACACCGGCGTTCGTCGGACTACGCTTTCGAGCGCAAGATCACGCAGACGTGTCCTCCCTCAACCCCGAACTTACGGCGCGTGCGAACCGGCTGTATGAGATGATGCCGCCAGAGTTGCAGAGTCAAGCGACGGTGACATCTGGAAGACGGTCCACAGCGGAGCAGGCGCGACTGTACGCCGATTATCAGGCGGGGGGCGGACTGGCGGCGCGGCCCGGACACTCGCAGCATGAGCTGGGGGCAGCGCTCGACTTCAACGCGTCGAGTCCGGCGGCGTTGAAGTGGTTGACGGAGAACGCACCGAAAGTGGGTCTAGAGTTCCCGTTCGGGGGGAAAGACCCAGGCCACATGCAGTTGTCCGAGGCGGGCTCTAAGTCAGCGAGCGTAGTTGATCGGAAGCGGCTGGCAGGCATTGATGACTTACCGGACTTGCCAGCGGTGGGAACGGCGTCGAGCGCATCACCGGCGGGGTCTGCAGTGTCGCAATCTGAGTTAATGACGATCGAGGACCAGATACCGACGGGAGGGACGCAGGAGTATAGTCGGGCGAGCGCAGCACTCCTGCATGGGATCACGCGGGGGATGGTCGAACCGGCGCTCGCCGTGGCGCAGATGACACTACCGCGAGAGCAGATGACTCCGATTGAGGCGCGACTGCGGCAGGTCGAGTCGGACTACGCCGACTTGCGAGACGAGCACCCGACGTTGGAACAGATAGGACGGCTGACGGGGGCGACGGTCACGATCATGGGGGCGGCGCGACTGTTGGGCGGCGCGGCACCATCTCTGATGCCCCTCATGGCGGCGAAGGCGGCCCAAGCGGCGTGGCAGGGGATCGGAGCGGTCGGACGTGGCGTAGCGACGGGCGCGAGCGTGGGAGCACTGAGCTTCTATCCGGAGGGGCCAGAAGCGGAGAGTCGGCCGCTCGGCGTGAACGCGCGTGCGTTCGACACTGGCGTCGGCTCTGTGCTCGGACTGATCGGGGGGACGGTCGCACGGAGCTTGGAGTGGGGAGCGCGGAACCTTAGCGACACCGCGTACGGGCGGTCATTCATGCGGCTTGTGCAACAGACGACGAACGGGACGGCACGGAATACAGGGCAAGCACAGACTGAAGCGTTGTCGTACTATGGTCAAGTGACGGCGACGAGCCGGGCGAACTACGCGGTGCGGAACGCGGCGGGCCGTGAGATCGAAGGGTTCCCGACAGGCGTGGGGCCAGCGGGGAGCGACGAAGGGTTCACGCAAGCGATTGACCGTGCGATCCAAGAGAATAAGGACGAAGGCGTAAAGTCATGGGTGGAGGGGGTGGCGCGGGGCGTGAAGAAGACGCTCGGCGTGGATAAGGAAGAGGGGAGGTATGCAGAGTGGCAACGGTTACAGAAGGAATACGAAGACGGTCAGGCTAAACTAGGGTTTGAACCACTACGGCCCAATCTTAGTCCGGCGCAAGTAGCTGTCGAGATGCGAAAACGAGAACAGATGACTGCTGCATATGGCGGAGGAGTTAGCGCGCCGCCGTCGTTCGTAGCGAGTCCAGTGCCGTCCGAAGCGTATGCACAGGCGCGGACTGAGATTAACGCGGCGATCGGTCGGGCGGTGCGATCGAAGAACTCAGCAGTCGAGACACAGCTTGGGATGATGCTGCGTGGGATCGACAAGGTCGCTGAGGACACGGCGCGCGCTGAAGGGATATCGACAGAGACGTTTGTGCGGAGACGCGAGGCGGCAGACAAGTACTTTAAAGAGAACGTCGTTCCGTTGCAGAAGTTCTTCGACGGAAAGAAGTTTGCGAGAGCGACGCAGCCCGTTGAGCAAGGTGGGATCACGACGGCGGCGATCTACGACAACATCGCGGCGGTGGTGAATAAGGATGACGTGGAACTTGCGCGAGCATTGGGGAAGACGCTAGGGCCACGTGGCCGTGACAGTATGGTGCAAGTGATGGCGGCGGAAGCGTTGCGCGCGAGTGAACTTAAAGGCGAGGGTAAAGCGATTGAGTATGTGCTCAAACACCAGAACGTGATACGAGAGTTGATCGGGCGCGACGCGATGACAGAGTTGGAAGGGATGGCGAAGGTGGCCGGGAACCTTGTCGAGCGTGTCAAAGCTCGGTCGCCGAAGATATTTGACTGGTCGCACTCAGTCGCGCCGGTGTTTGTCGTCGGAGCGTTGTTCTCTAGACATTATCTGCACGCGGCGCAGATGGCGCTAACGCTGCCAGCGTATCATATCGGGCTGGCGGCGCTGCAACGGATACACCAGACGCCGATTGCGAAGAACCTCATGCGGTCGGCGGCGCGGCTCAAGCCGGGGAGCGTAGAGCTAGACGCGCTTGTTGATCGGACGGAGGCCGTCATACGGAAAGCTGTCGCGATCGAGGCGCGCGGTGCGAGCCAAGAGATGCAGACGCGTCAGTAGGCGTGGAAGAACAGGACGAGTAGTAGGAACCAATAGAGCGCCACGTACAACGGCACCCCGTCGTTAAGGTCGGGGGCGTCGTTCAGTCTTTTAATCACCGCCTCGATATCAACTGGCTTGTCCATTAGTAGTATTCCCTTGTTCCCCAAAGAGCTGAACGTGCAATCTGTAAACCGTCTAACAGCATGTCACATTGTTCGGGATCATTTATACTTAATATTACTGCTCCTCCAGCAGTCTCTATAACCACTCTTCGCATGTATTTTTCTACTAGAAGTAATCGTTCCTCTGAGTCTGTAAAGCGGGCTTCTGTTGTGCTCATAGGTGTATCCTCTTTTGTCAGTTGGGCCTGCTCTCACTGAGTTGGGCGTTCTCTCCGAACGAGTAGAAGACGCCGCCGGGCTCTGACTCGGCGAGGAGCCAGTGCGAGGCGATGAGTTGGTCAAGGAGTTGCTTGCCTTTGCCGTAATCCATCCATTGAACCATGAATGAGAAGGCTTCGACTTGTTTGATGCGGCCGTGACGTTTGATTGCTTCTTCGAGGCCGCGCCACACGTCCATGTTGAGCCGAACGTCGCGGTTGTCCGACTGGCGGGACTGGAAGACTTTGCCTAGCTCGTGCTCGATTTCGTCGCAGCGAGCGACGGAGTCTCGCATGTCAGAAAGAGTGATGAGGAGTTCAGACCGACGAGAAGCTGCCAGAACGATGGCGAGTTTGATGACATGGTCCAGTTTTCGGGCGAGGTAGTACGAGAGCCACGGATCATGGTGAGGGTGTCGGTTGAGAGCGGTCTGTCGGCGTCCGTGTGCGTCATAGAGTTCCTCGTAGAGTGACTCGGCGTCGGGGGAGAACGTGTACGTGCCTTGAAGTTTACTGATCTCGATCAGGTCGGCGGTGAACGAGGCCATCGTGCGCTCGTATGTGCCGGCCCAGAGCTTGTGCGGGAAGGCGACGGAGCGTTCTTTCTCGTCGCAGTGGAGGAAGATGATACGGGAGGACAGCCCCCAGCCGCCGAACCGGCCACGGAAGTTGTCACGCATCCAGTCAGGAGTGGTGCCCGCGATGATATTGACAAACGGGTTCATAATCGTATCGGTGCCTTGGGTCTTCGTCCGCTTCGTGAACGCGGAGTTGACTTTGCCGTCGTAAAGCTCCGTGAGTACGTTGACCATGGCTCTGTCCTCCGGGTCGAAGAACGTGCCGAACTCACTGATCGCGAGGGTGATCGCGCTCGTCACCGTGTGCGTCTGGTCGAGGAGGGAGTCGAGTTCGACGTGTTGGTCGTCGCCCTCGGCAAAGATGTCTTTGGCTTCGGCGACTTCCTCAACGAAGCTCTGCCACGTGGAGCAATCTGCTCCCAGGATCACGTTGGGAACCTCTCGCAACAGGCCGACGCCGACGTTGATAGTGGTGGATTTCTTCACGAGGCCGGGGGGACCGACAAGGATGATGTAGAAGTTGGGGTAGTGGCGGTAGTGGCCCTCATCGACGTAGACGCGACGGCGGAGCACACCGGCGATTGCGCTCACACCTGTCCAGAAGTGAAACCGTTCGGGGGCTTCGCCTTTCGGGGTGAGTGTAGCGACGTAGGCGGCGAGCCAGTCAGGATGATGGCGTGGCATTATGGAGAGCTTTCAATCTACGTTTCGCGTTACGGAATTTTAAGAAACTGTCTACACGTTTTCCCTGCCATATTACAATATATAGAGTAACGAGGCGAGTAGGGCGCGTGCCTGGAAGCCGAAAGTATCCACCATCGCGGAAGCGTATTTTCCTTATCGAAGATGTCATGCTACGTCTTCCTCGGCAGCGCCGTGCCACGGATGCATGTGGCCCCAGTCTTGACGGCTCCACTTGATCTCACACGGAATGACGAGTGGGTCGTCGTCGTAGGGGATAGTGACTGACATGGCCTTGCGTAGGCGTTCAACAAACGCGAGCGAGGGGAACTCTCCTGGCACTTGCATTAAGAGGCTGTCGTGGTGTTGCATGAGGAGGGCGACGGGCCAACTCTCGCAAGTCATGCAAGTGCCACAACCGCGCTGGCCGAAAATCGCACGGGCGCAGTCAACAGCGAGCATGGCGCGGTTGATCGTGACGGCGACGGTGGATTGAGCGATCCAGGCGAGTGCTTGACTGAGAAGGTTGTCACCGCGCTGGCGCGTGTCGCCACCGACATAGAGCCGACGGAAGCCGAACTTGTTGTGTATGACGGGGTTCTTGCGCGAGCGTAGGTCGAATTCGAGACGGTCGTGTAGTGCGCCGATCTCGGGGTTCTCTACGCGAGTCCACCAGTGCTGACACGAGGCGACGTGATCTTCGGGGAGGACGATTGCAGACGCCACTGTACGCGCACGGCCCGCGAAGTTGGTAGCGTGCTGCCACCGCTTCGAGTTGTCGCGGAGCGACATGCCGTTAGAGTGCATGGTAGTGCGAGGAGGGCCGATCTCGCGCACACGGTGGAAGACGCCATCGGCGTAACGCTCGGCGTACAAGTGGTAAGCGTTGGGAGTGTGGAGGTCAGAGTCGGCGCGGAGGGCGTGTTTGAGTCGGGTGGCTCCGGCCTCCCACGCGATGACTTGAGCGTCGGCTGCACTGAGGTCGGCCTCGACGAGCACGTGGCCGGGGTCGGGGAGATAGAGGGCGCGGAGGTTAGGGAGTGAGAGGGCGTAAGGGTCATCACTCATTCTGCACCATACTGAGCTACATATTCGGCCCACCCAGGTAGATGTTGTCTTGTGCGGTCGTTTGGGTGGTGAAGTACTGGTGGAAACGACTCAAGCCAGAACACTAGCTTTCCACGCATCCTAGCCCAAATAATCTCTCGTCCTGTACTATACCCAATATAATTGTCTTTGTTGAGCACGAAGATTGCCTCACTGTCTTCAATCTTCGCGAAATGAAGTAGATCAAGAAGCTCTTTCTGCTTTGGCTTATACCAATCTTTACTCCCTTCTATTGAAGGGTACGTCATCAGCGCGTAACTATGATGGCCCATTAGACCAAGACGTTTGTTCCACTCATGCCAAAGTGACTCAAAGCGCGCGCTTCCACAGATTGTGAACCTCATGGCCACCAGCCCTCTGTCCGTCCGTGGATGTAGATGTCGCGACACGCGAGCACGTCGCCCATTGCGGAGTGCGCGTCGTCGAAGTCGCGGCCGAGACAGAAGCGATGCGCCTCGGCGAGGTTGGGCCACTTGTAGCGGCCGGGGAAGCGGCCAGGGAGCCGCATACGGTCGGTGAGTGCGCGCATCGTGCAGAAGGGGCGGAGGTAGGAGAGTGGAGTCGGGTCGAAGCCAGCGTGTGCTGACTCGATGAGCAGCATATTGTTGTCGAAGGAGAGATTGTGAGCGACGAGAGTAGAGGCGGGCGTTGAGGAGGCGAGCGTGACGAGTTCGTAGAGACGACGAAGAACGTCGCCGAGGTCTTCGCCGACTGCGCGAGCACGTTCGAGTGAGATGCCGTGGACGGCTTCTGCGCGAGGGTGGATCGTAGCGCCAGGAGCGGGACGGATGATGGCGTTGAGGGAGGCGATGTGATGGGGTTCCTCTCGCGGGCCGTGTCGGGGGTCGCTCATGGCTCGCCCCGCCCCCTCCCTCGCTTCGCTCGGGGGGGCCCCCCTAGCGGGGCTCACATTCGCTTGCGCGTCGGCGCGCGCTTTCCGCCCTTCGGGCTCGTTCCGGCGGGCTTCGCCCGCCTCCACTGGAAAGCTTGTGCGCGCACTCCTCCGCGCAACCCCCTCCCGCACCACCCCGCTCGCTTCACACCACTCCCCAAGCCACGCCGCAAGTTGGACGACGCGGGGCTGGGAGGGGTGAGTGAGAGGGAGAGTGAAGTCGAGGAGGCCAGAAGTCTCCGTGTCGATGAAGAGGAGCATGTTATTCATCCCAAGTTTGATAGTATTCTTTTGAAAACGTCAACGGAAAGTCTGGCGGCGAGTTCTCCCATTCTATCCCTATGAAATTTCCTAGTGAGATGTGTGCTTTGAAATCCGGATAATCCCAGGTCGCGCCATAATTACGTAGCTCAATGTGCCGCTCGAATAATCGTGGACTGTTGAAGCGTAGAACTATCTGATCTTGCAGTCGTTCAAATTTGTAGGGCGGTTCAATAACTAGAGGAAAGCATGCTGCTTCTTTATACGGAAACCACTCTTTTGAATAGATAATAGTAGCGTGAGGCTTTTTAACTGTTACAGGCTTACGCCAAAGGAGAAAAACTGACTCAGGTGCGAGTAGTGCTCCTACGTAATATATACGTGGCATCACACGCCCTCCGCGATGTCGTCTTCGCCGACAGGTGTGGCGAGGTCGGCGTCACGGTCGTCGAACGCGACGAAGCCAGGGAGAGCCGTGATCGGGGGACAGCCGGGCTGGTCGAGCGCGACAACGGCGCACGCTTGCGCGGCGATCATAAGGGGGAAGGGGCCAGCGAACATAGCGTCGTCGGCGACACGCGGAATACAGCCGAGAAGTCGGCCGGACTGGTCGCGGACGGGAGTGAACGCGTCGGAGATGACGCGGAGATAGTTGGTGGGGTCTAGAGGCATGAGAGGGGGTTACTCCTGTGACTGTGGTGGGGCAGTGGCGAGGGTGCGGATGCGAGAAACACAGCGTCCGACAGCGCAAGCCCAATCCATTCTCCGCGCTCGGGCATTATCCCAATAAGGCTCAGGCAATTCTTCATCTGCGATAGGTGAGGCTGCCTGCGCCGCCTCCTCGATCGCCGCCGCGCGGGCCTCGCGCGCGATAGCCTCTCGTAACGGTGTGCTGTCTACCAGTATCTGCTGCCGGGCATCATGGGCACGCCGGTCGCCGTAGGCGGTGAAGGCGCGGGCGACGCGCGCAACACATTCTTCTACCCACTCTTTCTTGGTTTGATTTGGTGGCGGATAGCCTGTAAAATCGAGCAGACTGCGTGCCAACTCCATCACGTCGGTCGAGGGCGAGTACTTCGCCTGTTCGGCGGGCGCGGGGGTGCAATCGTTCAGTCGGGTGCCGGTCATGTGACTTAGTCTCCGTCAGGGCGTTTGATGTTCTGAAGATTGCCGCCTTCGCCGAACGCGGTCTCGTTGGACGAGAACCGGAACGTCTCGACGAACGCGATGTTGAACGCGTGACGCATACGGCCGTCGAGTGAAGAGCGCGCGTCGAGTGAGCCGCGAAGTGTGTCGAGAGTGCGGTAGTTCTGGATTTGAGCGATGAGAGGGGCGATGAGAGGAGTGCGCCGGGCGTGCGTGGAGAGTGCGGTGTCGTCGAGACTGACAGCGCCCGTCTTCCGGTTCTTGATCGGGGGGAGGCAGAGATCGTCGTGGAAGAGCGCACGCATTTGAGGCGTGGAGTCGGGGTTGAAGTCGCAGCCGGTCGCGACGTTGAGCCACTCACGAAGAGCGAGAGCGTCGTGCTCAAGGCGGCGCTGCGCGTTGGCTGCGCCTACGACATCGTAGCGGAGGCCACGAAACATCATCGAGAGGACGGGCGCGAACAGCGACATCTCGAAGTCGAACTGGTCGCGAAGACTGGCGCGGTCGATTACGTCGGAGAGGACTTCGGCGCACTCAGCCGTGCGAACACAGTCCTCACAGTTGTATCGCCAGTAGGTTCGCGCGTCGCCGATATCTGGATCGAACGTGCGGCCGTCATCTTTCCAGTAACGGTAATAGTCACAGTACATTGACGCAATGAAGGATAGAGATAGTGAACTTCCTTTCTTATCAA